CTCGAATTACGAGAAGAGTAAGGACAAATTGTCCTTGGGCCCAGAAATGGGCCCTGGTAACATGCCGGCACCCGTGAAGAAACGGGTACGTTTCATGTTGCCGGGGGATATCCCTTTACAGGGGAACCCCGACCCGGGCGGTACTCTGACCGCTCCGGTTAAGGCGACCGATGACGACCTCAGTGAGGTTGCTCGGCGGAAAGCCAGAACTGGTAGATACTACCAGTCTGCTAAGGGCTTATCCCGAATTGAGATTAAGCCGCTTTTCAACGAGCCTGTTGAACTCCTAGCGAATTCGCGTAGGTTTCGGCTGGTCAATGGTGCCATTGTGAGGAAAGGGGCGTTCCTGTCCGTAATCGGGCAAGGAACAGTCCGCGGCCTCCCAAGGCTTGCACAACTTGCCGTAGACGGCGAGGATGTAAAGCGTGCTTTTTCGTCGCTTGATAACAAACGACTTAAGCAGGCTTACTTCCGCAACCTGAATAGGTTAAGTTATATGCGAGCCCTCTGGGATGCCGCCCTCATGGGCTACCAGGTCGTCCGCCACCGCATGGTACGGCGGGGGAGAACCTTTCATCTGAATTCAGATGATAGGCGTACACTGGCTCGGTTCAAAAAGGCCATTTTTAATGACCCTGAGCAAGCTGCCATACGGCTGAAATCAGCCGCATCTGGCGCGCGGGGGTGGTACTTCGGGAGAAAGAAACCCGTTGACCACCTCCTTCGTCCTCTAACCGAGAAGTGGATGGGCCTGGCATATAGTTATATTGCCCGGTCCCTCCCTGCCCCGTTGAATCCAACTGGGCAAGGCATTATTGAGCTCACGGCGCGTTTATGCGCTCCGGGAGCTCCGGAGGTTCCGTCCTGGCGACCGTTCGTACGTCGAACGCTGGCCAAGTACCATAGCCGGCTAAAAGAACCGGCGAACCTCCGTACCGACCCGTCGGGTCATGCTGCCCTTGGGTACCCTCGTACCCGAGGGGGGCATGCAGCGGCAGTTCAGGACATAGCAAGCCTAGGATACCTTGTATTACAGGGTATAGGCGAGTTAAGCCCTGATAAACCGCTGTCTGAACAGACTGATATCAGTCGGTTCAGATTAACCCGATTCCACTCCAAGCAAGAGCGGGGTGGGGCCCTTTTTAAGGGCGATGTCGCGCGGACCCAGTTCGCCGCGCGCATGGGTGATGCCTCACGGTTTCAGAGTCTGGCCGTGAAGGCAGAGGTCGACCACACAGAAGCCCTTTGGGAGGGCTGTAAGTGGATCCTCGACCAAATCAGCCATGTGCCTGCGATGCCAATTGAAGCAGGGGAGAAGGGAAATAAAACCCGATTCCCAACTTGCTCATTGACAGCGGTGAACTTGGTTCAACAAATCCTTCGCAAAAGTGTGGACGCCCTGCTTATACAGGACGTTCGAATGAGCGAAGGTCTTGGCGCTCCTAAGAGGTCGCGATTTATCTCATGCTCAAGGTTTTATAGCCAGGACATGAGTTTCGCCACGGATATGCATCCGTTCTGGTTAACCAGGACTGTCTATGAGGAGTTGGCGGATTTGGACACCCGCCTTCAAAGATTCCTGCCGTATTACGACTTGATCTTTGGGCCAAGGAGGCTGGTAATTAATACCGCCTACCCGCCCTGTGACTTCCAGCAGATTACTGTTGGTGGCTGGGGCGGGCCCCCCGTGACGACAGAGGCCCCGGTCTTCCCGGAGGAGTTGAAGAATACTCTTCCCGATTGGAATTACAATCGTAAGGTAGTCCGAGGGAAAGTCCCTCTGTTCTATGTCCGGAAGGCCATGAATTACATGGCGGAGCTACGCGCATGGCTCCAGGACGTGTCAAGTTCTGCCGCTGGTCCTTTGACTCAGCGGGGAGCGATGATGGGAGATCCCACATCCTTCCCAGTTATGCCTCTAATGAGTGCATATTCTGCAGAAATCGCAGGTCACAACCCAAAAGATGGGATGTTGACCGGCGACGACGCGGCCTTTTCTGGATTTGGCCGACACAAGATCAAACCCTACGAGGAAGCAATGCAATCCCTCGGAGGGGTGATCTCTCAGTCAAAGACTGAGTGGCACTTAAAGAAGGCGATGTTCTGTGAGCGTCCTTATTATGAAGGACGGCCACAGCCATTTTTCTTCCTAAGTACCTGGGTCGCGCCCCCGG